CGGATGCGCCGGTGAGTGACCTCATTTCCCCGCAGAACATCATCAACGAGATCGACCAGGCATTGAGCATCAACCGGAAGGGGATCGGCAGGCCGCGCTTGATGACGCCGGGGGATGTGGGATTGAAGCGTCTCGATTCCGGCGGTCAGGGATTCCTTGCCCTGTCCTACAATCCAATCATGGGTTCGGAACCAAAGATTCACGATGGAACCCCGCTGCCCGTTCAGGTGTTGCACGAACGCGACTTGCAGAAGCAGCAGATTCAGGACATCGGCGGCGATCCGAAGAGCGTCTTGCGGGGCAATCAGCCGTCTGCAAACGCTTCGGGCGTGCTTACCGCGGAGCTTCGGGAAACGGTGGAGAGCGGCAAGGCTCCAGACATTTCCCGGTTCAATCGTGCGCTGACAAGGGTTTACAAGAAGCGGCTCCTTCTGGCGCAGGAAATCTATACGGAAGAGAGGCTCATCAAATGTGCAGGGCGCGGGAATCAAGTCAAGATCATGCGCTTCAAGGCAAGCGATCTGCGCGGGAATACGGATGTGCGGCTGGAGTTAGATTCCGGGCTTATCTCGACGAAGAGCGGTCAGGCGCAGATGATGCTAAACATGATTCAGGCGGGGTTTTTCCAGAGCGGCAACGATGCCGTCGATCCTGCGGTTAGACAGGAAGTGTTGAAACGCATGGGCTTCGCCACGTTCACGGATGAAGTGAACAAGGATGTGGAGCGTGCGGAACAGGAAAACGCGATGGTTGCGGCGGGAACGGGCGTCGTGATGACGGCGCGGATGAATCCCGAAACGGGCGAACAGGAAGTCATCACCGATGACCCGCTGTTCAAATACGACAACCATGCCGCGCATTACGAAACGCACCGGAAATTCATCATCTCGCCGGAGTTCTCCGAAGTCCCGTTACAGAAGATGGCAATGCTTCTCTACCACTCCGATTTGCACAAGCAGATGATTGACGAAGAGAAGCCGGACATCCGCGAATACGTCCAATACGACAAGCTCCTTCCGATGCTGACGCAGAGCGAGAGGGCGCAGTTGCTTTCGCAGATGGGCATCGAGGCAGGCGGGGAGCCGATGGTGGGCCTGCCGACTGCGGACACGGTGACGAAGGCGCGGACAAAATTGATGGATACGGAAATTCGCCAGAAAGGCCAAGCCGAAGCGCAGGGCAAGCAGTTGGGCATGGAGTTAATCAAGACGAGCATGGATGCGGCGGCAAAGAAGAATGACGTACAGGATCGTAAAAAGGGGCCAGTAAAAAAGGATTAGCATGGAGAAATTGCAAAAGCTCATCATTCTGCTTACGGAATACCTGAAAAAGAAGTGGTTCGGGAAGATTGAAATTTCCATCGAAGCCGGGAACATAGTGAACTTGAAGATTACGGAGAGCATCAAGCTCTAAGCTCTTTACATACGCTATCGGATCAACCGGGGCGGTTTGATGTCGCACGTTGCGACATTGGCCGCCCTTTTTATTTGCCTTTCAACCGGAAACCCCGATTGCAAGGACAAAAACCCAAAGGAGAAGAAAGCAATGGCAGAGGAAAACAATACCGCAAAAGCAGGGGCGGAACCTGCGAATACCGAAGCAAAGGACAACACCGCAATGGCGGGGGCGGAACCCGCAAAGGACGCAAAATCGGATTCGTCCACCGAGGACAAGCCGACACCTTTTGACAAGGACCCGCGTTGGAAGAGTGCTCGGACAGCCGAGAAGAAGTTGAACGATCTTCTCAAGGCGAACGGGATGGAAGACCCGGATGACCTCGTTGACCTGATTGAGCATGGGAAGGCGGTCAAAGGGAAGCTGAAAGACCTCAACGACCTCGATTCAATCATCAAGGACGCGGAGGAAATCAGACGCTACCGCCCATACTGGCAGGAGCAACAGGAACGGAAACGGAGGGAGCAGGAAGACCCGGAACAGACGATGGCTCGTCTGGAGAAGGAATTGAGGGCGCGGGAAAAGGCGGAACGGGCAAGGGAAGAAGCCAGACGCCAAGCGGATTCCGCGAAAGCCGCCATAGGGAATTACGAACGCGACGTGACGGGGCTTGTTCGGGATTTGGACATCCCGAAGGAGCAACGCGACTTTGTTCATAAGTTGTTGGGCGTAGGGAACCCCACCAACGACATCGACATCACGGATCGTAAGGCGGTGAAAAAGGTCGTCACCGACCTCCTGAAAGAGAAGGAGGCATACGATCAGGCGGTTATCAACCACTACCTCAAGGGCAAAGGGGAAGTCCCGAAAGTGTCCTCATCCTCCGCAGCGGCAACACAGGAAACGAAACCAAAAATTATGCTGAAAGATGCACGAAAAATCTTTCTTGAAACGATGCAGAAAGCTGCATCAGGAGGGTAATAAAAATGACTACTGCGTATGCAGCGAAAGACTCGTTGGTAGAAATCCTCAAGAACGTCTACGGGGATGGTCTTACCAACCAGTTCAACGACGAAAAGATCACTTGGAACCTGTTTGAGAAATCGGACAGGAAACCGTCAGGGAATGCCTACGTCTTCGGCATTCGTTATGCCCGCGCACAGGGAACGGGCGGACGTGCGGAATCCGCTAAACTGCCCGACCCGTTGACCGGAACGAAGGATCAGGGCGCGATCAGCCCGGCTTACATCTACGGGTCCATCCGAATCACCGGACCCGCAATCGAAATCGCCAAGGGGAATCAGGCCGCGTTTGTCGATGGTCTGGCGGATGAAATCGACGACATCTACCAGAGCATCGTGTGTGACCTGAACCGTCAGGCGCATTGGGACGGCTTCTCGCAGATTGGCCGTCTGTCCGAGGCCGTCACCTATCCCGGCGCGACGGCGTGGGCGGCGACGTTCGACGATGATACGGGCGTTATGTATTTCCAAGAGGGGATGCTGATTGACTTCTATTCGTCAAGCGGCGCATCCCAGGTGCTTGATACCGCAGCGGGCGCGGTGGGTTGCCGCGTGGCTTCCGTTGCCCCGTCCACGAATGTAGTTTCGTTTTCGGCGGGCGCGGCGTCCTACATCACGAATCACCCGAATCTGATTTCTGCGGGAACCAACGTCACGCCTGTCACGCTCCCCGACGGCGGGCTTGCGGTAAAATCCGGCATGAGGATTTACACGGCCCATGCGACTACCAGCACCCCGCTTGAAATGACGGGACTGCTTGGAATCTTCGACGATGGGACGCTTCTGGACACCTACGAATCCATTTCGGCAGACAGCATCCCGAAGTGGCGGGCCAATATGCTCGGAAACTCCGGCGTCAACCGCGAACTCTCCATTGACCTTATGCTTCAGGCCGTGGATGTTGCGAGACAGTCTTCCGGTAAGAAGATCGACAAGATTCTGATGGGCCTCGGCCAGCGTCGGAAATACGCGAACCTGCTTATGCCGGATGTCCGTTTCGCGCCAACCGTTTTGAAAGGCGGGTATGAAACCCTTACCTTCAGCGGCGGGGATGGCAGTCTGGAAATCATCATTGACCCATTGGCGCAGAAGAACAAAATCTTCTTCTTCCCCGATGGCGTGATTAAGAAATACGAACTGTCACCCCTCGGATGGGGGAACCTCGATGGGAGCCAGTTGCACCAGAGGGCAGGGTACGATGAATGGGACGCTTTCTTACGCCTCTACGGGAACTTTGGTGTGGAGCAACGTAACTGCTTGTCTCTGCTGTATGATTTGACGGAACCGAGCCTTTACTAACCATTAACCAGTATCCGGCGGGTGTAATGCCCGCCGGGGCAAACTATCACAAAGGAGAATGAAATGATTAAGGATAGAAACATTGCAGACGATGCGGCGATTCAGCCTCACAAGCTGCTTGCACCTGGGGCGGGGGAAATCTTCTACGTCGGAACGTCCGGTACTGCCCCGTACAATTACTACAGGGCAAAGGTAAAAGAATCGCAGTTGTTCACCTCCATCGACACGGCGATTGGGAACTGCGTTGCTGACCGGGGTGATATTATCTACGTCCTTCCGAAGCATACGGAAACGATTGGCGCGGCTGGCGGGATCACGGCAGATATTGCTGGGGTCTCTATCATCGGCCTTGGGAACGGGAACTCTCGGCCAACGCTTACCTGGTCGGCTACTGCAAGCTCATTCCTGATTACCGCCGCCAACGTGCTTGTCAAAAACATCATCACGACCATTTCCATTGATGAGGTTGTTTCGATGTTCGCGGTGAGTGCGGCGGGCGTGACCCTCGACGCCGTTGACTTCGTTCC